TGAAATTATATTTTTTTACCTAAATCTGGCGAAATTACTTTTTTTAAAGACTTTTTTTGCTTTGTTCGTAACTTTTTAGTGAAAAACTTGCGTAAACCAAGAGAAAAAGCAGCCAAATAACAAGCTTTTATACAAATTAATTTTAATACTTAGAAATAATTTGCAGCAGAGTTTTTTAGTCTCTGCCGCTTATTATTTAACACCCTAAAATAAGAAACAAAATAAATATTATTGTTATTGTATAATCGTTAAAAGGTATTGCATCAAAATTGTTTTTGCTCATAGGCTATTTTTGTTTTGGTTAATATTAGTTTTATTTTTAAGCTCTGCTTATATCGTCTTCGTGGTGATATGAACCGCTGTAATTATTATAATATGTGTTACTTCTGTTTGCGTGTTCGCCTCGCTCATCAATATAGACTGCACAATCACAACAAAGTGTTTGGTCGTCTACTTCTGAATAAATAGAATCATCTCTGTCAATATAATCGCCGCACTCATCACAACACTCTTGCGCTGCTTCTGTATAATGTCCGTCGGTTTGGTCTAATATCTTAACTGAGTCGGCGTCATCTATGCTTAATATTTCACTATCATCAATATATTTAAATGTGTCCATATAAGGATATCTTGAAAGTGTGTCCTCGTAACCTTTAACACCTACACAGAAAGAAGGGTGCGAAAATTTACATTTAAAAACAAACTTTGACGTGCTATCATATTTATTTAAAATATAGCTTTCAATCTGTGTTTTGTTGTATGCTCTTAATTCGTCCGCCTTGTAATATTTTCGAATAGTCTGATATAATTCGAACTGTAACTTTGCAAAGCTAGAATTTTGCAATTTATTATGAATATATATTCTATCTAAAAAATAGGCTTTTGCTGTTATACCTCCAAGAGCATCTCTGTAAGTTTTACACCATAATAAACCCCTAGCTAAAACTAAATCCTGGGTTTTGAATCCTACTATTTTAACCTCTACGTCGTTTGTTGGGTGGTCATTTATATAATCATATAATTTAAAATAGCTTTCAGGCTTTCCCGCCATACACGAACCATTGTAATTTTCAGGCTCATTTGAATAAAAACCGCTCACATCAGTATCAACAAAATATTTATATTCTAAATTTTGTTTAAGATAATCGTCTATATTATTAACAACATCATACATTTTTTTACTTTCATCAGATGTATTAACAACAAACAATTTTTTAAGTAGTTTTTCAATTGTTGTCGCTGTGAAATATTTATTTCTTTGCTCGTCTGTTGGTCTGCTGCTTATCTCAACACCTGTGTTTTCTTTTATGCCTTTAATTTTACCTGCTGAGATATAAGAAACTTTTAGAGGGTCGCTTATTGCCTGTCCTATATGTTTATAAGTGTTAAATTCTTTATGTAGAGGAAGAAAAATTTTTAAATAATTTATTGAATCTAAAATGATATTTTGCTTTTGTGTTTTCATAGTTATATAAATTTTATTTTATTATTTTAATAAATTAGACCATAAATTAAGATGGTCGGCATTTTTTAAAATTTCTTTAGTTCCTTGATTTATAATATTTTCTAAAATATCATCTTTAATATTATTTTTTTTAAGCGTTTCGGCATAATATTTTAATTTTAATTCTAAAAGAAAAATATCTGTTTGATTATCTTTTATTTGATTAGATAAATATATAATTTTTGAATTTAAAGATTCAAATGTGTGATTTTCCATAGTTTTATAATTTTAGTTTTTAAGTTTAAAAAATTTGTGTTATTGTTTCTAATATTATTACCCCCATTGCTAAAGAAGAAACGCCAACAAAAAGAGTAAATAATAATTTTTCTATAATAGATTTTTTACTAACCGTTTCAATTCTATAAGTATTAAAAAATTCTTTGCGGTTTTTGTTTAGTCTAGCCATCAATTCAGAATATGATAAATTCTCTTTTACTCCTGTAATAATGTTTTTTAAAATAAAGTTTTGCATTTTTTTATGGTTTAAATTAATAATATACAAATATACACTTTTATAATTAAATATACTATTATATATAAATAATTTATATATAATATTAACATTTATTTGTTAATTAGTCAAAACGTCTAAATTCCTTCTCTAGTAAAATTCGCCTATTGCAATAATAAAAACTTTTAATATCAATATATTACAGCTATATGAAATAGGCTTAGAGGCCCTTAAAATCGATAATTTTATTATTATGTTAAATTGTTGTCTTATAATAAATATTATGTTAAATAATGAAAATACTATGCACGCACAGTAAAATACTATGCACGCATAGGAAATCAAAATCACACCTATAGGGGTAGTAAGCATACCTAGCAGTTTCAGGGCCTTGGCAGTTTCAGGGCGTTTTTAATATATGGCGTTGGCAGTTTCAGAGCAAAATAAAAAAAAGCCAACAACTTTTTCAGCTACTGACTTTTTTTCACACAAAAACAAAAATAAATCTTTTATTCTTTCATATATGTCTTACGTCTTAGTATCTTATTTATAAGCGATTGGCTTACGCTATATTTAATTGCTATCTGTTCTTGGGTGTAGGTGCCTGTATCGTAGTCTAATCTAATCTGTTGCGCTTCTTCATAGGTAAACTTACGTTTAGCATAGCCACCACCTCGTCTGTCTTTTCTTTCAAATACATTTACACTCATAATTTATTGTTTAAATAGTCGTCTATTGTTTGAATAGACTCATCAACTCCTTTAGTTACTCTAGCACAGTAGCCTACATCATTTAGATATGCTATCCATTCTTTCTGTTCTTTAGTTGGATAAGATTTTTTATCCTTTTTTATTTCAAGAAAAAGTCCGTGGTATCCCCCCCCTCCTATACCCCCCTCGTAGGTAGGCATACATATCTGCAAGTCAGGGAAGCCTTTAACATAGCCTGTAGCCTTAGCCTTCACAGCCTGTTTAAAAGATGTTCTAATACCTCCTAAGCTAGCGCAGTATTTAATCTTTGGATACCTTAGTTGCAGATACTTTACGACTGCTTTTTGTACTTCTTCTTCTTGGTTTCTCATTCTTTAATTCTTTTCTCCATTCCATCATCTTATTGTATAGGTCTAATTTGTTTTCTTCTGCCTCTACATAGATGTTGTCTATTTCTTCTGATAAAAACTGTTCAAACTCTCTGATTTTTATGTTTAAATAAACAGTATAAAATAAAATAAGTAGCATAAATATAATCATAATTTAATAATTTGTGTTTCCATATTGACCTTCTATAAATATATTTTTAAACAATATGTCTAGGTCTTTATGTTTGGTTTTAGTATCTCTTAATATTCTTTGTCTAATTGTTTTGTTTTTTTTAATTAACTCAACATTGTTTGTGGTAACAAATGTATCAATTATTTTGAATTGATGTCGTCTTATGCTACCTTTTTTACGGTATCCATACTCTATGATAACTCTATAGATAGGGCTTACCATTACAACTTAAGTCGTTCTAACTCAAACTCTAAGTGTGCTATAGCCTTCTTGATACACTCTTGAGGAGACTTATGTTTGTTTGAACTTCTGAGCAAGTAAGTAGTGGCTGTTCCTATGTTGTAAGAAAGCTCAAAGTCCTCTACAACCTTTCGTGCTTCGTAACCGTGATGCTTGCCTATATAGTAGTTAGGTATTCTACTATCTTCTTTAGTGTCAGTTGTGTTTCTGTCAAATTCGTAGTAGTATTTATTATGTTCAGTCATTTTGTTGTTTGTTAAATTTATAATTTCTTTTTAATCCTCCTTCAAATAGCTTGTTAAAGTCTTTTACACTTACACTTTTGTCTGTCAAGTACATATTAGACACAAACAAAAATGTAGAAAAATCATCTTTAAGCAAAGTTTTTAATAGCTTTAATTTCTCTTTATAGCTTTTATTTATTATTTCTTCGTGGTCTCTCATTTAATCTATCGTTTTCTAGCCCTCCTGTTCTTGTTTGAAATTTATTAATTTTTTTGTCAAATTCTTCTATGTTTTTTTCTAAATCGTTTTGTTCTGCCTTAAAAGTAAACATAAAAGAGAAGAATCCTAAAAAGAATCCTGCCGCTACACAAGTAGCAATCAACAATATTGGTTGTAAAATATTAGCGTATATCATAGTTTATTTATTAGTTAGTAATTTAGGTTGTGGTCTATAGTGCAACACGCCTTGTGGGTCTTTCCCTTGGCTAGTTACCTGATACTCAGCGTCCCACAATATATCACGCCAAGCTTTTATCCATTTGTAATACGTCTTTACATTAAGAGCAAACAGGTCTGTATTACGCACACCATTTCTAAAAGCATTTTCTATATCAGTATACATTAAGCTTTTAAAGTCTCGCTTTAAATCTTCTGCTAATGATTGTGCTAGTAAAGCTATTTCCTCTTGTGGCTTAGATTGTCCTAGCTCTACAAATGTTTTGCTTATAAGGTCAACACATTTAAAAGTAAGGTCGTCTTTATTTTCTTGTTGTATAATCATTAGCTTATTAGTTCTTTATCAGTTACTAAAACATCTCCAACTACTACGTCGTGTGTACCGTATATGTATAGGCTTGTAGCAATTTCATTGTATGGTAACCTGTTAAGTTTACCTTCTTCATTCATTATCATTAGCCTGTCGTCTCTTGTTTTTACAATTTGTATGTAACCATCTACAAATGACTGTAACTCTTTTAAAGTGAATGTCTTATTGTTTTTTGGCTTAACGCTTTTAACGTCTCCATAAGTATTTATTAGTTGTGCTTTCATAGTTTTATTTTTAAATATTACAAAGGAGAGCAAGAGTATTAACTTATCGTTGGCTTATGCCTTTATGCCCTCCCTCGTAATAACTTGTTTTATTTATTTAGTTGCTGTTTAATTATATCCTTTGCTCCTTGCCAAGCATTTATTTGGCTTTGCAGTTTGCCTTCTTTTGTTTGTGCCTTGTTTATACTGTTAGATTCCCAAGTTCTTATTGATGCCTTCCAATCTTTCATTGGGTTCTTTCCAACCTTCCAACCATTACTTTCATAAAAGTTAAAAAACTTAAACACATCTACTTTGTTTTGCCTTTCCTGACAGTATAGCTCTAACTCCTCCATAGATGGCTTTTTAAAGCGTTTTAAGACAGGTTTGTCAGAATCTGATATCTCTGCCACACTTACGCCTTTAATGTTATATAGGTCGTATTTGTCTATTAGCTTTATAACTGCCTGATGAGGTCTTGAGTTGGCATTTAACTCGCCATACTGAAACTCTATAAACTTTGGAACAAACCATCTCCCGCCATCATCAAAGATTCTTATCTGAGATGCAAAATGTTTTATAGCTTCCTTCTCGCTTATCTTACTGCCAATTCTAATTGATGCTACCTCAAAGTCTGTCTCCCATACTCCTGCGTGGTTACAATCGTCTAGTATATATAACCACAGCAGTTTGTATTTTGTTGGAAGGTTA